TGTGGGCATGGGTCAAAACCCTGGCGGTGGAATAGATCCTAAAAAAAGAATTACTACGATCAGTTGGATACCTTTTAAAGATATGCCAGAGATGTATCGCGATATTGAAGCAACCATGCTAAAAGCTAATGGTAATCATTTTGGTTTTGATGGAATGCAATTAACGGAAGTTGCACAATTCACCCATTACCTTGAAGGTGGATTTTATGATTGGCACATGGACAATGATGTTCAAGGAAAGCATCAACCTCCTGTTCGTAAAATTTCTATGACTCTTTTACTATCTGATCCTTCTACTTTTGAAGGAGGAGAACTAGAAATTATGAGCAAGGGTAAAACCGCTAAACTGAAACAAGGACAAGCTATCTTTTTTGCAAGTTGGTTGCAACACCGAGTTAAGCCCGTAACCAAAGGAGAGCGAAAATCTTTAGTGATGTGGTTTGGAGGACCTTCCTTTAAATGATTACTGAATACCATTTTCCAACACCTGTTTATATACAAGAAATTCCTAATGCGGTTAAACTTAATCAATACTTAGAACAAAAAATTACACAATGGAGTCAGCAGAATAAAGGAGTGTCGAAGACGAATGCGGGTGGCTGGCATAGCACAACCGACATGAATCGAAAAGAAGAGTACAATGTATTGACGAAAGAACTTTTTAATATGCAAGAAGAGATATTTAAAAAAGAATTTTTAACTCAAAAACCTGTACTGGGAAATATGTGGGCAAACATTAATTATCCTGGTAATTCTAATCGACCCCATTTACACCCTAACAGTTTATTTTCAGGAGTGTATTGGATTAAGGCACCAGAAAAGTCTGGCAGTCTAATGCTCTATGAACCTAGACCTGGCGTACAATGTACTATGCCTAATCGTAAAGAAGGAAAGTTACCTCCTGAGTTATGGAGAGAAGTACATTATCAACCTCGTGCTGGAACTGCCGTTATGTTTCCTGCGTGGTTATGGCATGAAGTTAAACTCAACGAAAGTAATGATACACGAATATCAGTATCTTTTAATTTTTTACAACGATGATAGAAACCATTTATACAGAACTGCCCTTTGATAAGATTACTTATTTAGATCGACCTGAATTTCATAAGGAAGAAAAAGAATTTAAAAAAGCGTTAACACAATCTATGACAAAGTCTGGAATGAAAGACCCTGTCTATTGCTGGTACAATAGTAAACCTTATAAAGACAAAATTCATACGATTGTAGGTAATAATAGAATGACGGTTGCTAGAGAACTAGGTATCAAAAAAGTTAAAGCAATCATAACTAATTTTAAAGCAGATCAATTTCCTTTAAAAGGAAGAGTTTTAAAAACAGATGAAGAGATAAAAAAACTTTTTCATTTACCCGATCGAGTGAAAGTAAGACGAGATAAGAACGGAGAGGTTGACCAAGTGAATCATCCGCAATTTAGAGGAGACATTATAGATGAATATGTTTAAAGAACATAAATATTTAATTATTCGAAATGCTATATCAGTTGAGTTAGCTAACTTTGCTTTTAATTATTTTCTCATGAAACGTGATGCCACCGAATGGATGCATAAAAATAATTATGTATCCGAATTTACTCCTGGCTTTGGTACATGGAAAGACAAACAAGTTCCCAATACCTACTCAGTTTATGGAGATACGTTTATGGAAACGTTAATGATGAAGGTATTACCTGTTATGGAGAAACATACTGAATTAAAACTATTACCCACGTACACTTATACAAGAGCTTATAAAAAAGGAGATATACTACACCGACATAAGGATAGACCGAGTTGTCAGATATCAACCACTCTTCATTTAGGAGGTGACCCGTGGCCTATTTTTATAGATCCAACGGGTGCGAATAATATTCTATCGGGATCAGAAGCCACAACGGTCGTTAAACCTAACGCACCACAAGGCAATCGAGTAGACCTAAAAGTAGGTGATATGCTGGTTTATAGTGGCTGTGAACTTGAACACTGGAGAGAAGCTTTTGAAGGAAACGTTTGCGTTCAGACGTTTTTACACTATAATGATGCCGAGGGTAGATTTGGCAAAGAGAATATCTTTGACAAAAGACCTATGTTGGGTATACCAAAGTAGTTGATCCTACCTATATTTTAGTATAATTAAATACAAAGAGATTTTGTATGCTTCAAAAGATTAATATTGCACCGGGTTTTAATAAACAAGTAACGGCTACTGGTGGCGAAGGCCAATGGGTTGGTGGTGACTATGTACGTTTTAGATATGGTTCACCCGAGAAAATAGGAGGTTGGGCTCAACTAGGAGACCAGACTCTTACGGGACGAAATACAGCCTTACACCATTTTATTAATGCTAACGGAATAAAGTACGCCGCTTTAGGTACTAACCGCTTTTTATATGCCTATTCTGGAGGAGCTTTTTATGATATAACTCCTTTGAAAAGTACAACAACTTTAACCAGTGCTTTTACAACAACGAATGCATCAACAACAGTTACGATCACGTTTGCGGGCGCTCACAGCATTACTGCTGGGGATATTATCCTTTGTGATAATTTTAGCTCTGCTACCAATTCTAATTTTGATTCTGATGATTTCGACGATGTTACTTTTATGGTTACCTCGGTACCAACGACAACCACTCTCACAATCACAATGGGATCTGCAGAAGCAGGATCGGGAGCCAGTACATCCGGAGGCGTAAGAGTCAAACATTATTATAAAATAGGACCTGCGGTTGAAGAGTCTTCAGCGGGTTGGGGACTAGGACTTTGGGGTGGTACGGTTGCCGGAGAAATTACAACTACATTAAATGGAGCTTTAACAAGTGGTTCATCAAGTATTGTTCTAGCAGATTCAGGATCAATGCCTGCAACAGGAACAGTTTTAATAGATAGTGAACGTATTGCTTATACATCAAATAATACAGGAACCGATACTTTATCCGGATTAACAAGAGCTTCTGATAATACCACAGCTGCTTCTCACTCGGATGGAGCAACGGTTTATGATGCCTCAGATTATACAAAATGGGGTGCATCACAAACGGGAGATATTATTACGGCTCCAGGTTTATGGCACTTAGATAATTTTGGAAACAAATTAATTGCAACGATTAATGATGGAGCAACCTTTGAATGGGATTCTAATGCAACAGGAGCTACCTCAACACGAGCAACGGTTGTTGCTAGTGCACCTACTGCTGCAAAACAAACTTTAGTTTCATCACCCGATCGTCACTTATTATTTTTTGGAACAGAAACAACGGTTGGTACAACATCCACACAGGATGCTATGTATATTCGTTGGTCTGATCAGGAGAATATTAATTCTTATACTCCATCCTATACAAATACGGCAGGAACACAGAGATTATCAGATGGTACAAGAATTGTAGCAGCTCTTAGAGGTCGGGATTCAATTTACGTTTGGACGGATACTTCTTTATACGTCATGAAGTTTGTTGGCGCTCCTTTTGTATTTTCATTTCAGCAAGTGGGAACCAACTGTGGGTTGATAGGACACCGAGCAGCCGTCGAGGTAGATGGATCTGCTTACTGGATGTCAGAAAATGGTTTCTTTAGATACACAGGTCGACTAGAATCTTTAGCGTGTCTCGTTGAAGATTATGTTTACGATGATATTAATACGATTCCTAAAAGTCACATTTGTGCAGGACTAAATAACTTGTTCGGTGAAGTCACCTGGTTCTATCCTGGTAGTGGTGCAGCATCAAACAATCGATCAGTCACTTTTAATTATATGGATTCAACAACGGAAAGACCTATCTGGACAACGAGTTCTCTTTCAAGATCAGCATGGGCAGATTCTAATATTTTTGGAAAGCCACACGCTTCGGAATATGACTCAAGCGCAACGAGTGATACAACAGTGGGTAACACGGATGGTGTAACAACCTACTTTGAACACGAAACAGGGACCAATCAAATTAAAGCAGGAGCCGCAACGGCTATTGCTGCAAGTATTGAATCAGGAGATTTTGATATTTCACAAACGCAAGGTGGCGGTGCAGACATAAGAGGAGATGGAGAAAATATAATGAAAATTAGAAGAGTGATTCCTGACTTTTTAACCCAAACAGGAGATGCAAGAGTAACCTTAAACTTGAAAAATTACCCAACGGATTCACAAGTGAGTTCATCCTTAGGACCTTTTACAGCAACAACAAGTACAACAAAAATAGATACAAGAGCGCGTGCACGTGCTATATCTTTAAAGGTAGACAATACAAGTACCACGCAACACTGGAAACTGGGTACGTTTAGATTAGATATACAACCGGATGGTAGAAGATAATGATAGATAAAAGTTTAAAACAACATTATGAAATGCAAGGTAAAGTAAAAAATTATCTTGGCAAACAGAAAATGGTTAAGGCTCCTGTAAAATGGAAATCTGGGCCGGACCATCCTAATACAGAATTAGCTTATATTACTAAAGCAGAAAAAGATGCTTTAATTAAAATGAATATGTATGGCTCCATGAATGGTAAAGCCAACAAAGGACCCTCAGGTATTATTAGTTTAAATGGTTGGGGAGATTCTGGAAGAGGAACGTCAGATGCTAGTTATGGTGGTGGTAATGTTAGTGGTGGTGGAGATAACAGAGATTATGGTGGAGGAGCAGCAGCTGAAGCACGTTCAGCAGCAGCTGCAGCAACGCAAGAAGCAGCTAGAGTAGCAGCTGTTCAAGCAAATGAAGAATTAACTCGTCAAAGAGAAATGAAAGAGTTAATCGCTAAGCAACAAGAAGAAAAATATGATGTTCCAGTTGATCCAAATAAATTTGGTGAGACTATATCCCCTATGGATAAAGTTATGAGTAAGGACGAAAAAGATTACACGATAGAAGATAAAAGAATAATAGAAGAATATGAAAAAACAATAGACTATGACAAGGTAAAAGAATTATCTGATAGAGGACACAGCTCTGAAGACATACAAAAAGCAATAGATAAAGGATTGCTAATGAAACAAGATGCAACGAGAAGGCAAGGTTTAATTGAAAGAGGACTCGCTGCTATTAAGCCAACAACAAAATTAGAGAGCAATCTTATGGGTACTCTTAAAAAAACTTTTGATCCAAAAAGAATGGCAACCAATTTTGCAATGAAAAAAATGGGGCTGAGTTGGCTGAATCCTTTTTTAGGAATAGGAAGTTTTTTATTAGATAAATTTGCACCAGGTAAAAAAGAAGCTCTTACATCAAGATTTTCAAGAAACAAACCTA